TGAAACTGAAGAAGCTAGAAAAGCTTTATTGTTGTTTGAAAGAACTATACAAAAATCAGAAAACTTGAGTGATCGTTACGCTGTTGCTGAACAAAAAATTATTGCTGAAACAGCACCTAAACTTTCTTTCTTTAAAGACCCTGAAGTAGCTATGGCAGGGTTCCAGAAATATTTGAACCGTGTTCAAAATATGTTAGCAAATGAACGCCATTCTTTAGATCCTTCTAAACCAAGATTAGCTCTTGATCTTGTCCCAACAGGAACCAAAAAAGATCCATTTAGATTCTTTGATCCTGCTCTTCCTGCAGGAGCTACTTCGCATTTTGATTTTTTAACTATGATGGCAAGTGATGCTACCAGACCTATTGATTTATCTAATGTTAATGTAAGCATAACAGGTAAACAATTAGAGTATATTATGCGGGATAGCACTGTTCCTAATAAAGAAAACACATATAAGAACAGAGATGGAACATATAAAGACGAAATTCTCGTAAATGCAAACACAATGATATCTTTGGCAGGACAATAACATGGCAGGATTAACAGAAGAAGATATTAAAAACCTTGGGGCATTAACCGAGACACCTAAAGTAGATCCTTTGGGAAAAAGTCCAAGTAGTCAAATTGAAATGGAAGAGGTAGAAACTCTTGGTGGCACGATTAAAAAGCTACCAAGTCGTATTACTGGTCAGTTAGAAGAGGGTTATGGCAAAGATATTGTAGCAACTCAAGACAATATTTTTGAAAAAGGATTAGCAACAACAGCTGAAACATTGGATACAGTTCTTGGACCATTAGCCAGAGGGTTTAATAGAACATTAGCTTTTTTACCTGATGCAGCTCTCAATGCTATTATTTCTGGATACAATTCTGCAACTGGCTCTGATATAGATAAAGATATATTGTTAAGAATATTTAACTCTAAGGATTTTGAATCACAAAGAGTATTGATACCTTATATTTTAAATTATGGTGTAGATGGTTATGTAGGTTCAACTGATCAAGATAGTGCTTATGAGCGATACACAGGAGCAGCAGGTGAAGGAGTTGCTATAGCTGTACCTTTTATAGGAGCAAGTAGTAGATATGCTTCAACTGCTTCTAAACTTCCTCAGGTTAGTAAAACACTAAAGGAAGAAGTTTTAGACACTATGACTAAACCCTTTATTACAAATCCTGGAACAGCAGCAGGGGTAGAAACAGCATTAAGCGGTGTATCTAGTGTAGGCATACAAGCAGAAGAAGATCTATTCGGTACACAAACAGGACTTGGTGGGTTATTACCTTTTGGAGGACCTGCTATTTACTATAGTGTAAAGTCAGGTGTTGTAACTCCTGTTGCTTGGGCAGGTAAAAAAGTGTTTTCTAAAGGAGCAGATGTTGTTGACAACCTTAGAGTAGATGCAGGTAAAGTCGACCCCAAATCAGGAAAACGTGGCGAAGAAGCTCAGGTTGCTGTAGATAAACAATTACAAGAGGCTTCTATTGGTAATGAAGCTAATATAGAAAAAGCTATAAAAATTGAAACAGAGTTGCAGCCATACACTGACGAACGTATTGTTATTAGTCCTGCAGAAGCTACTTTAGATGCCCCTACTTTGAAAACACAGGCATCGTTAGAACAATCAGCTGACCCTGAGTTTGCAAGGCGAAACATAGCAAGAAAAGAAAACATACTGAAAGCTATGTCTAATTTTATAGCTGAAAAATTTACAGGGAATGCTATCGACGATGCTCCTTTAGTTGTGTATGATGCAGCTAAAAATAAATATATGTTGACGTTAGGCAGAATAAACAAAGGTGACCAAGAATTATCGACCAAAATTTCTTTATTAACAGATGCTGATACAGGAGTTTATCCTCAAATAAGTAATAGAACAGAAGGTGGTGAAGAAATAAGACAAATTGTTTCAGCAGCTCATACACAAGCTAAAGAAACAGCGGAAGCTCTAGCCAAAAACTTGAATATAAACAATGCAGACCAAGTAGCTTCTATGGATGCTCTTGAGACAGCTAAAAACGCAGTTCGTAATGCGGTAACTGCAAGAGAAGGTGAAAAGGCACTTAGTTACCAAGGATTAAACAGCACAGTTAAGAATTTTATTGAAAGTGATTTAAAGAAAATAAGTTTTCAAGATTGGAAAATGTTTAGAGACCAAGTAAGCTCACAAATAGGAAAAGCTTTTGCGACTAACAATAAAGCAGACCAAAGAAGTTTAGCTATCCTTGGCAAAACGCTAGACGATTTAGGTGAAGCGTTTGGCAGGACTAATGTTAAATTTAAAGAGTTTCAAAATTTTTATGACCAAACAGTAATACGTCCTTTTGAAACAAGTCAAGTAGTAAAGATTTTAGCCAAAGGCAGGGGTGGGACTGGTGACAGACCTGTTTATTATTTAGCTGATGAGCAGGTAGCAAAAGCATTTTTAAAAGATAGCAATACTGCTAAACAATTTATGACATTGTTTGGCGACAATGCGAATCAATTGAAAAATATACGGTCTGCTGTTTTAGATGAAATCAGATCTATCGGTGTAGCTAGTGGTGAGTTTAAACCGAACGCTATCAACAAATATATGAACACTAACAGAGAAACTTTAACAGAGCTCGGTTTGTTTGATGAACTTACCGATACTCAAAATTTAATAGCTCAACTTACTTCAAGACAAGCTTCTTTAGAAAATCGTAGAAAAATAATTAACCAGAATTCTATGTACTCTGCCGTAGCTCGAGCTATGAAGGTAGAAGATCCTGAAAAACTTATAAACGATCTGTTGAAAAGTCCTAAGTTAGCTCGTGAAGTAAAAACAAAATTAGGGAAAGACCCAGAAATATTAGAGGCGTTTAGAGCAGCGGTCATGCAAAAAGCCTTGGGCAACGACCCCAATGCTTTAGTAGATCCCCTTGCATTTAAAAAGTTTCTTGTACAAAACCATAGAGCATTAGACAACGTATTTGATAAAACACATATAGACAATATGTATTTAATTGCTGATGCTGCCGAACGAGTATTTGCAACTCCTATTGTAGCAGGTAAAGGAATAAGTTCTGAAGATTTGATGTCACGGTTTGCTGCAAAATTTGGATCTACCGTTCCAGGATCAACAACTCGATTCATTGCTATGCAGGAAGGTAGAATTGGAAATAAAGCAGCAGCAGCTTATTTTTTGACACGAGGATTATCTGCACGATCCGCAGCTCGGGCTGATGCTTTGTTTAAAGAAATGATGTTTGATCCAAATGTAGCAAAATTATTAGTAAAAGAAGGACCAACTCCGTTTTCTATAACACAAGAAACGAACAGGCAAATCAATAGCATTTTATTTAACATAGGGGTTTTACCTACAGTAAGGGAAAAAACTGGTACAGAAAGTCCTGCAGAAGATTTTCAAATAGAGTTCCCTAAAGCATTTGAGTTACCTGACAATAATGATCAAAGTTCTGTTGCACCTAATATTTTACCTCCTGTAAATACAAATCAGGTCGCTAGTGTTCCAGTAAACAATGCTCTTCCTCCTGCTCCTGTAGCAAATGCACAACAAATGAATACTCAAACAGCTTCAGCTAGTGATCTTTTTCCTTTTGATCCAACGCTTGCTGCTATAGAAAAAAGACAAAACGCCAAGAAAGGAATAATGTCTGTTACTTAAATAGACATTAAAAGTATGAATAAATTATCAAAAGAAAGCATTGTTAAACCATGGATTTACCCAAGATAAACATAGCTGTAGCTGCCTCAGCAGTGGTTGCGATTGTGTCTACTGTGGGCGGTGGTATCTGGTATGCAAGCTCACAAGCATCTGTAATTGAAAGTCTTACACAGCAAGTAGAAACGCTTACCATTGAAAATAACGCAACTGACCGTACAAACCTGATTCGTGATGTAGAACAAAACACTGAAAAACTTGATGAAATAATCCATATACTTGCAGAAATTTATGAGGATATGGAAGACGCAGACAACGAAATTTGGGATGAAACTGAAATGATTTGGGAAGATGTAGGTGGTATGGCTTCTCATATGATGGAAATAATTAAAGTTCAAGCTCGGATTAAAACTTTAGAAAGCACGTTAGAGTACCTTACACGCAGTCCTATTCATTCTGACGCAAGGTAGTATGCCCAATGATAGATCCCGCAAGCGCAATCGCAGCCTGTACTCTTGCTTTTAATGGCATAAAAAAAGCAGTTTCCGTCGGCAAAGAAATCAGTGACATGGGAAAGGATCTTTCTAACTTTGGTAAAGCTGTTTCTGATTTAAACTATCTTGGCAATAAAGCTAATAATCCACCTTTATGGAGAAAAGTAAAACCAGGATTTGATACTTCTGCGGTGGAAATTTGGGCAGCTCAACAAAAAGCAAAAGAAATGCGAGAAGAGTTACGCGATTATATTAGTCTTTATTATGGACCAAGTGCTTGGAAGGCTATCGTAAATATTGAAGTAGAACAACGACGATTACAAAAAGAAGCGGTGTATAAAAGACAAGAGAAAATAGACAACCTCATAAACTGGAGTGTTGGAGTTGGGATTATTTTACTTGGGTTTGCTATATTTGGAGGAGTGATATACTTTATAGGTAAAGGTAGGGGTCAGTGGTAATGGTTTATGTTTTAGTGTTCTTACATTTTGTAAATACAGAGCATTTAAAATACTATCAATTAAATACTTTTTCAGATCATGAGGAATGCAAAGCAGAGGCAGAAAAAGCAAAAATAATGGTAACACATTCATCAATGACTGTAACTTGTTTAGAACTAACAACTAGTAATTAAATTATCCAATCCTTGTAACCTTCAGCTAATACTTGTGAGCTGATGTCTATTTTATTACGCAACGCCCTTAGTATCTTTTCATCACTTGTATTGTCTGCAACAATATCAATATAGGTAACTTTATTAACTTGCCCTATACGGTGAGCTCTATCTTCACTTTGCAATCTTACTTCTAAATCGTACCCATTGCTATAATAGATCACTGTTTTTGCTTCTGTCAGAGTCAGACCATAGCCACCTGTGCGTGGTTGCCCAACGAAGAACCTCAGAGGATCGTCTTTATTCTGAAACCTTTCAACAATTAATTGTCTTTCTTCTCCTGGAGTTCCACCATAAAATAATTCTACAGATTCAGGACCATATTGCTTGGCAAGAGCTTCACCTATTATTTCAAGGTCATGGGTAAAGTTTCCCCATATGATTACCTTACCATCTGTTTCTTCCAACAAAGACATAAGCTCAGTTAGCTTGTTGCTTGGAACTTTGATCATTCGCCCATCTTCTAACTTTGCAAAACCAGAGCAAACTTGCTGCAACCTTAACAGTTGAGTTAATATAGTAGAGGCAGAAACCATACCTTCGCCTTCAATGATTGCGAGGGCATTACGTTTCAATTGGTCATATAACTTACGTTGCTCAGGGGTTAGCTCCACTAATCGTTTAGTATATACTTTGTCAGGTAGATCCAAACAATCTTCTTTGCGTACCCTGAAGCTAAAGTCTTCTATTAGTTCGTTTAGCTCACTTAGGTTTTGGTATCCTACAATCTGATTGAATGAATGAGCTCCCATGTTTTTCCGTACCATTTTAGCATAACGGTTTTGGAATGTCCAAAAAGAGGTATGTCCTAATACGTTATTTTTCAAGAAGTCGCATTGTGTAAACAAATCAAGTGGAGATTTAGTTACAGGCGATCCTGTAAGAATTCTACGATAAGGGGCATTTTTACCAAGTTTGATAATACTCTTTGTACGATTCGCTGTTCGTGATTTTATAGTAGTGCTTTCATCTACAGCGAGCATTGCCCTATGGCACATTAAGAATTTATCAGCAACCTCAACCCCACGTTTAGTTGATAACGCCTCTACATTCATAAGGAATATTTGTAGGTCATCCGTTAGTTTGTTTAACGTATTTAATTCTTCTTGTTTCTTTTTTGTTTTTTCAGGTGACCATGTAACAATGTTCGCTTTTACATGATCAGGCAAATGTGTTGGTAGTTCTTTGCGCTCCCAGTTTCTGTACACACCTTTTGGTGCAATGATCAAAGCAGAATCTATTTCACCTTTGTCATACAACATAGCAATATTATCTATAAGAACTTTAGATTTACCTGTACCCATATCCATAAAAAGAGCATAATACTCTTTAGTCCAAGATTTTTCTAAAGCTTTGAGTTGGTGCTCGTACGGCTTGAATTTAAACTTGTATCGCATTTGCCCTCTTTCTATTGGGTACAATAATTCTATTATAGTGCCATATAATAGACAACTGCTATTTTATCTGGTTTGTTATATAGAGGTAAAAGATCGATAGGATTGTTTTAAGTTTTTAACATTTGCCAATATACGATATACAATATCTTCAACTTTCGTGTCCGCGCGACTAAATTGGACTTTATTTTATTGGTCATTGCTTTGTATTTAGCGCCTATTAGTAAAAGTAAAAACCCTTAAAATATAGTGGAGATAGTAAAAGATAACTTACTGCTTTTATTTTTACGCTATACAAAGTAAAGTTAAATATACCCATGTGGAGAAAGACATGACAGTTTACATTACCCAAGAAATGCGAGGCCGTGACATTACAGATGCCACTAGCTTCGGCGATGTAGAAATACTTGTTCCTGCAGGAGAGCAAGCAAGTTATTCTACACAACCTATTATTAGACAAATTAACAGAAAGCTCAGTAAGTTTTCTGATGATGACTACCTTATTTTAGCAGGAGACCCTGTTGTTATTGCGTTATGTGCTTGCCTCGCAGCAAGAGTAAACAGGGGTAAATTCAAAATGTTAAAGTGGGATAGGCAAGATGGAAAGTATTTTCCATTAACCGCAGACTTAAATTATAGACCAGGAGGTGACAAATGAGTAGCGACTTTGAATCTGTTGCAGAACAGTTCAGTGCAATAAATGAAGATGGTATGAGTAGAGTCAGTAAGCTTGCTCGTTTGCAATTAACATTAGAAGAGCGTGTGAAAGCATTAGAAGAAGAGGTTAAACAAACTAAAAGAAGTTTGAAAGAAGTAGCAGAAGAGCAATTACCTGCTGCGATGGCTGAATACAATATGACTAAAATTGGTTTAGAAGATGGTTCAGAAATTAAGATTAACAAATTTTACAGTGCTTCTATACCGAAAGATAAAGCAGACCTATCGTTTGCATGGTTACTTGAAAACGGTTTCGGTGACCTTATAAAGAACCAAGTTGCTACGAACTTTGTTCGTGGACAAGAAGAGCAAGCAAATAAGTTTGCAGAAGAGTTGACAGATAGAGGTATGCCTGTCAATAGCAGAAAATGGGTAGAACCTATGTCACTAAAGGCTTGGTACAAAGAGTCTACTGAAAAAGGTATTTCAATACCAGACGAACTGTTCGGTGGTTACATCGGAGAGAAAGCAAAAATAACTACTCCAAAGAAAGGGTAAAATATGTCAGATACTAAAGAAGTAACAAAAGCTAAGAGCTCAAACGTAGTTTCATACGAGGGTATGGAGCAATATAGTGGCACAGGATTTGGTGAGGTAGGGGCAGAAGACCTTTCCATACCGTTCCTAAGGATTCTTGCACAGCTTTCGCCACAAGTTAATAAACAAGATGGTGCTTATGTTCAAGGAGCAGAAGCAGGTATGATGTTTAACACAGTATTGAACGAGGTGTACGACGGAGAGAAAGGTATTCAAGTTGTACCATGCCATTACAACAGACGTTTTGTTGAATGGAAACAACGTGAACAAGGTGGTGGATATGTAGGTTCATACTTACCTGATGATCCAATTAAGGATACAACCACTCAGAATGAAAGAGGGCAAGATATGTTGCCGAATGGCAATCTGCTAACTAACACCTCTCAGTTTTTTGTATTGATGTTACACCCTCAATTTGGTGCTCAGCGTGTGCTTATGACTATGTCATCTACACAACTTAAAAAGGGCAGGAAGTGGTTGACACAAGCACAATCTATGACAGCTAAAGGTAAAAACGGTATTTATGTTTTGCCTCTTATGTCACAGGTATACACCGTAAAAACTACTCCAGAGAAAAATGATAAAGGTAACTGGTTCGGTTGGGATATTAGCCGTGAACGTGCATTAGACCTTTCTGTTCCTGCTGATAAAGACATATTTGAGTCAGCAGTTGGGTTTGCAAAATCTGTAGAAGCAGGTGAGGTAAAAGTAAAAGACGAAGCCCCTGAAGAGGCTAAAGATGTAACTCCTAATGATGGCAAAGACGAAATACCGTTTTAAAAGCCATAAACAGAACAGTTATGGGGAGTCATGACCCCATACTGCGTAGATCATTTCCCTTTCAATTATGTGGGTGAAAAAGTTCCCATGGGGAAGGGAGATGGTCTACACTAATTAGGAGGTAGCCATGTCACTTGCACAAGATTTTTACGATTTATTTAAAGGCAGCGATATTGCTCATGGCACATATGTTGTAAAGAGCAATAGAGAAGCAGACGGAAAGAAACAAGGCACAGCAAAAGTTATTCGTGAACCCACAACGATAACCATGTGGGAAGACCATTTAAAAGGTGGCACAGGTCTTGGAATAATTCCAATTAAAAGTGACAATACTTGCCATTGGGGTGCAATAGATATTGATGAGTATAGTGTTAGTCATAAAGATTTAATCACAACACTAGCTAAAAATAAAATCCCTGCTGTAGTGGGCAGGACTAAAAGCGGTGGAGCTCATGTATGGATATTTTTAAGTGAGCCTATAGAAGCTGAAGAAATGCAACGCAGACTAACTGAGTTAAGTGCTGCTCTTGGTTTTGCAGGGAGTGAAATATTCCCAAAACAAACAACAATATTGCTAGATAGAGGCGATACAGGCAACTTTCTTAATATGCCTTACTTTAGTGGTTCTAAATCTACTCGGTATGCGTTTGACCAAAAGGCAGAAACATTAACGCCAGAAGAATTTATAGAGTACTGTAAAGATTATATTGTAACTCCAAATCAGTTTCGTAAACTAAACATGGGGTTTGGTACAAAAGAGGGAATATTAGAAGAAGGACCACCTTGTTTACAGCATTTGTGTAGTAAAGGATTTGGCGAGGGTTCTCGAAACAATGCTCTATTTAATCTTGGTGTATATGCCAGAATGTTTGATGAAGATAATTGGGAGCAGTTAGTACAACGCTACAATGTAGATTACCTCAGCCCACCATTAAGTCATGGTGAAGTGGGCAATACAATCAGGCAGTTAAAAAAGAAAGATTACTTTTATAAATGTGAAGACCAACCTATAAAACCTTTTTGCGATAAAGAGTTATGCAAAGTAAGGAAGTATGGTGTAGGACCAAGTGGTGTAGGCAATGATATGTCTAGCCTTACTAAAATTGATGGTGACCCCCCTATCTGGATTCTTAATGTGGATGGCGAGCGGTTAGAGCTTAGTACCAATGGTTTGACTAGTCAGGCACAGTTTCAAAAAGAGTGTGTATCGCAAATAAATAAATTCCCTGTTATGGTAAATCAACGTTCATGGCAGACACGTATACAACTGTTGTTAGATAACTTGACTATTGTGGAAGTACCGCCTGATGCTACGTTTAAAGGTGAGTTTGAAGACTTACTTCATGCTTTCGCTGCGGAAAGAGCTAAAGGTGAAGAGCGTGAAGATATTCTGCAAGGTGTTGCAGTTTGGACAGAAACGAGGGTATACTTTCAAATAAAAGATTTAAAGAAACATCTATCTGTAAATGATTTCAACCATTATACTTCTAATAAAATAACTTTAAGGTTACAAGATTTACAAGCAGAAAAAATGTTTTGGAGAGTAAGGGGAAAAGGTATTCATGTTTGGTCACTGCCACAAAGTTATTTTGAAACAGACGATTCAGAGATGCCCCTACCTCAATTACCTGTCGAAAACGACATAATCTAATGAAAGTTGTACTGGGACCTCCAGGAACAGGCAAGACAACTAAGCTTCTTAATTTAGTTGAACAATACCTTGCCTCTGGTGTACCGCCAGACCGTATAGGGTACTTTGCTTTTACAAGAAGAGCAGCACAGGAAGCCATAGAAAGAGCTTGTACCAAATTTAATATATCTAAAAAAGAGTTACCTTACTTTAGAACCTTGCACAGTCTAGCTTTTTTGCAAGCAGGTCTGACTCATTCGCAAGTAATTACACCAGACAAATACCAAGAAATAGCTGACTGGTTAAAGATAGGAAAGTTTTACAGTGGAGGCAATGTAGAACAAGGACCATACAAAGACTTTGGGTATGGCGATAAGTTCCTTGAAATTATTAACATTGCTCGTATACTACGCCAACCGTTACGCAAGATCTACAATGATAGTATTGTCCCTTTAAAAACAGATTGGGCTAGAGTTGATTATGTAAACAGAGGTATAGAACATTGGAAAAAATCTTATGGATTGTATGATTACACAGGAATGTTAGAAGCTTTTGTAGAGCGTGACCTTTGCCCTAAATTAGAAGTTGTGTTTATAGATGAAGCCCAAGACTTATCTCCTTTGCAGTGGGAAATGGTAAGACAGTTGGAACAAAAAAGCAAGATATGTTATGTAGCAGGTGATGATGACCAAGCTATTTACCGTTGGGCAGGAGCAGATGTAGATCACTTTGTAAACCTTGAAGGTGAAGTGACCTTGTTAAATAAAAGTTATCGTATTCCTTCTTCACACCATACGCTCAGTCATAATGTTATAAAAACAATAGTAGGACGTAGGGAAAAACAGTTTGAACCAAGACAAGAAGATGGTAACATTACTTGGCATCGCCATTCTGAAGAGGTGGGTTTATCAGAAGGGGACTGGTTATTACTCAGCAGAACCACCCGAGGAGCTCAACAAATAGAGGAAGAAGTAAGAAGGCGAGGACATTTGTATATCTACAATGGTTCTAAAAGTATTGACAGCAAGGTACTCGAAGCTGTCAGGCTATGGGAATATTTACGAGAAGGCAACAAGCTCAGTAAAGAACAAGTCTTGCTTGTATATAAGCATATGATGATAAACAGTCAAGTAAAGTATGGCTGTAAAACAATGCCCGATGGTGAGGAAGGCTCTTTTTATAGTTTGCAAGAGTTACAAAATAATCACGGTTTATTGCATAATCATCCATGGGATATTGGTTTAGGCAAAATAAATGAAAGAGATAAAACGTACATAAAAGCTTGTTTACGAAAAGGTGAAAGCTTGACCGAAACGCCTCGACTACGAATCTCTACTATTCATTCTGCTAAAGGAGCTCAGGCTACTAATGTAATGCTTTTAACAGATACAATGAAACGCCCTTACTCAATGTGGCGTAAGATACATACCTATGAAGAAGATGAAACAAGGGTGTTCTATGTTGGACTTACCAGAGCCACACATAATATACATTTGATACATCCTATGTATAGTCAAGGCTATGCGTTGCCCTACTGAACAAACAAGACAAATAAACGCTTATCAAGACTAACGCTGCGTGTATTATGGGGTAGCATTAAAACTATAGAAAGGGATAAAATGCAGGTAAAATATTTCACCAAAGACCTTTTGGTAAAGGCTAACAAAACTGCGATTCGCACTAACCGCAATCGTACGCTTGAACCAAAGTATTTGTCGCAACTCGACGAAGACAACAAGTACCCCATTGTATGGACAATGGCACACAACGATGTAGAGATGCGCTGTCGTTTATTACTAAACGCGAACGATGATGCGTGGATCGATATACCGTTTAAAACCTACGACAATTTACCTGTCGTAACAATGCCAACACACTAACTCTAGAAAGGAGTATTCAAATGGCACATGAAGTAGAAACAATGGCTTATGCAGGACAAGTTCCTTGGCATGGTCTAGGCAAACAGGTTGATGGTGATATGTCGCCTGACCAAATGTTAAAAGCTGCCCAGATTGATTGGACAGTTAGTAAGCGACCTGCTTACACAGTTGACAAACCAGACTGTTGGAATATTGTAGACCCAACAGGCGAGGCAGGGTTTTTACGTTGCCCCGACAATTATTTTCTTGTTCGTGACAGCGACAACAAAATATTATCACCGTGTGGTGAAGGCTATGTTCCTTTCCAAAACTCAGAAGTTATGGACTTTTTCAAAAAGTTTACCGAAGCAGGTTCTATGACTATGGAAACAGCAGGTAGCTTGAAAGATGGCAAAGATATCTGGGGGTTAGCAAAGCTTAAAGATGAGTTCGCCCTTGCAGGTGGCGATGAAGTAGGCGGTTATCTGTTATTGAACAACAGCCACCAAGTAGGCAAAGCGATGACGGTTATGTTTACACCGATACGTGTTGTCTGCAACAATACGCTCACTATGGCATTGAACATGGAAGGTTCGCGTTTTCGTGTGCTACACTTACAAATGTTCGATGAGGAAATACACAAAGCAGCAGAAGAAGCTCTGGGTATTAGTGGACACCAAATGCAAAACTTCAAAGAGCAGTCTGAGTTCCTAGCAAGCAAACCTGCTAAAGACTTCGACGTGAGCAATTTTATTGCCGAGTTGTTACAACCAAACTTATTGATTGAACGAGCTAAAGCACCTAACCCAGATGCGTTACCTCCGTTGCACCAAGAGTTTGCTCGCACAGCAGAACTTGTGCATGAGGCAGTAGAAACAAGTCCAGGAGCAAATATGTCTTCTGCTCGTGGTACTTGGTGGGGAGCAGTAAACGCTGTGACCTATGTAGTTGATCACCAGAAAAAGTCTTTAGCTGAGGGTAATGCGTTGCACTCTGCATGGTTTGGGTCTGGTGCAAATACTAAACGTAAAGCGTTGACAAAAGCTGTTGAGTACGCTAACGTAGCTTAACCTGATAAACTAAATGTTGTCTTGGTAGTGTTCGTATACTAGAATATGAACACTACCAGTTTCCATAGAAAGGGAATTAAATGCACTATGCGATATGTAACAGTGACAATGAGAACAGCCCCTACCAAGTGCTGTCTTTTACTTCACTAGCCTCTATGAAGGACTGCCAGTTTATAGATGAATATAGCATGGTGTACAATACTAAAGAACCCAAACAGTTGATAGATAATTGGCAACAAGATGAGCTTGAAGGTACTTGGCTCAGCATTTTGCTTAACAGTAAAAAAGCTCTTAACAAGTTTTCTACTGAACTATCTACTTACCGAAGCATGAAGAACAAGTTTCAGAATAAAGAGATAGCAGCACAAAAACTCCATGAACTTGTGCTGTTTTGTGTGAAACCATGGAAAAAGGAAAAACAAATGAATGATGCTGTAGAAGCTACAACAATTCATGTAGATGAATTTAATAATAAGGCTCAAAAAGCAGAAAAGGAGGTACGCCCTCGTTTTGAAAAGACAACTAAAATAGTTGCTATTATGGACACACCCCCAATCCGTTCAGGTACAAATCGTTACCGAAACATGGAAGTCGTTATGGGGTGTACTACTGTAGCCGAAGCGATGGAAAAACTTCGTGCCTTAGATCCTTCTCCAGGAGGTGGGGTAGATATTAAAATTGCTGTAAAGGCAGGAGCCATTAAGTTAGAGGAGTAAACTATGGATACCGAAGCTGTAGAAAGATACTTTGGTTGGATAAATGAAAGACATTCTATTTACCAACGTAGGGTAGCCGACGAAATACCACCATGGACGGAAGATAGAATTCTTCAGGAGTACAAGTTTACAAACCCTTTTCGTGAAAACGATAAAGTAACTGTGTGGATGCGTGAGAATTGGACTAAACCCAATCACAACCGTCCACACGGTGAAATTATCTTTAACTGTTGTTTGTTTCGTATGATTGGCACAAGCGAGTTTGCCGATGCCCACAAATGGGTGTACGAAGATGAAGGGTGGGATAAAAATAAAACTAAACAATTAATTGAAGATCGGTTGTCAAAAGGGTTACGAACTTTTACTGGTGCGTATATAATCACAAATCAAGGGTTAAAAGCACCAAAGTCGGAGGTCGTAGTTGACTATTTTCTTGCGCCAATTTGGGAAGAAAAGGAGACGCTTTCCAAGGTTGCCAATGAATCTTTATCCCTCCAAGCACTCCACCAAGCGATGGGTTCCTATAAAGGGTGGGGAGGGGGAGGTTTTATGTCGTACGAGGTGGTTACGGACCTCAACTACACACCTGTGTTGGAAGCCGCGACGGATCAGTTCACGTGGGCTAACGCAGGTCCTGGAGCCAAGCGAGGATTAAACCGTATACACTTGCGTGACCTTAAAAAAGGTATGAGTCAACAAACAGCTAATACTGAAATGCAACTGTTGTTAGACGAAGCCCCCAAGTATTGTAAACCTCATGTTCCTGTACACCTTGTAGATATGCGTACCATTGAGCATAGCTTGTGTGAGTGGGATAAATACGAACGTGTGCGTTTAGGACAAGGTACTCCTAGGAGTAGATACAACGCCAACATATTATCAAACGACAACTTCAAGAAAGGGACTGTAGAATGAAGTTCTTAATGACATTATTTCAAATACAAGATTATGGTGGGATAATTAACCATGCTGAGTATTTGACTAAAGGCTTAAAAGAGTTAGGGCATGAGGTAGACTTTTGTATGCTCGTTCCTAAAAGTGCTGTTTCTAATAGAGCACCAATCCGAGGTAGAGATGGAGACTATAAATCTTTAGAAGGTGGAACAGGTTACAAGTTTCATCAAGCAAGGGGGTGGAAAGGTGTACCTAAGATACCCTATGTGAGTAAACAAGCACGAGATGCGTTTAAAGATAGATGCAGTAAATACGATGCCGTTCTCTGGCATATCCCTGTACCTACCCTTAATAAAGATAACACAGAAATCACAGCTTGGTTAGATTTGTACGATCACAGTAGCAAAAACATTGCTATCATACATGATGGCAATCTACCTAAGTTGTATCCACACCTTATCTCTGTTTCAGAATATTTCCATGCTGCTGTATGCGTTCATGAAAGTGCATATAACTCAGCAGAATATTTAGATATTCCACGCAAGTTAATCTTAAACCCATTTAAAATACATGGGGATCTTGGTTTAGGTTTTGATAAACGTAGCGGTGCGTTAGCAATCCAAATATTTAAAGCGTGGAAACGAGTAGATACTTTGGTTCGTGCTGTACCGTTTATACAAGAGCCTGTTGTAGTCGGTGGTGCAGGTATTGAATACAGATATATGACCAGTAAAGATAAATGCAAACCAAAATACTTTGATGCACAAGGCAACCGTATATGGGCTATCGCCCTCAATACAGGCATGAGTTATCATGGCGTTGTGCCTAATGAAGAAGTATTGCGATTGCTTGGCGAGACTAAACTACAGATAGACCCTAGCTTTTCTAAAAAGTATTCTGGCTACGGAGCACACTTTAATCGCACAACGGTAGAGGCAATGATCAAAGGTGCAGTACCAATGGCTACAGACTTGGGTATGAAAAACAGCCAGATATTTAAGTCTGGGCAAAACTACATAGAGATACCCCATACAGCTACACCCGAAGAGTTTGGGGATATAGTAAATGAGGGGCTGACCAATAAGGAACAATGGGAAACAATACAGCATAACAATCTAGGATTACTAAATAAGTTTGATATGCGGAACGTAGCGCAAGAATATGTAGACATTGTAACTGAACCAACGCATTTTCTTGAAAAAGGTAAACCAGAGCAAAACATTCAGCTACTTATCGATTGCAATAAAAACCTACAGTTCTTTGGGTTACCGAGGCTTTCGACGCTACTCGAAGAGCGCTATGACTATACACAACAGGGTTACCATACCCAACTATAATAACAACCATCGAGGAGGCTAATATGCAGTCGATATACGCAAGAAACGTAAGTGAGGCACTATACCTAGCAAAGCAAGCATTGGAAACTAACGGAGTAGAGGTACAAACTCGTAATGGGGCAGCTTTAGAGTTCCCCACCCCTGTTATCACAACCTATACCGATAGCCGTGAACGAGTACTGTTCTATCCCCAACGAGACGCCAACCCATACTTCCACTTCATGGAATCTTTATGGATGTTAGCAGGGCGTAATGATGTAGAATGGATTAGCCAGTTTAACGGCAGGATAAGCACCTACAGTGACGATGGTGAGCATTTCCATGGAGCATATGGTTTTAGATGGCGTGAGTGGTTTGGTGAAGATCAATTATTAACTGCTGTTCATAGGCTGAGGAAATATCCAAATGATAGAAGAACAGTTATTGGGATGTGGGATCCATGGGAAGATTTGCAAGAAGAAAACGATGGCAAAGATTATCCTTGCAATACCCAGATTTATTTTTGGTCTCGTAACGACAAACTGAACATGACGGTAGCTAATCGCAGTAATGATATGATTTGGGGGGCATACGGAGCTAATGCTGTACATATGTCTTTCTTGTTAGAATACATGGCAGGAATGTGTGGTCTTCGGGTAGGGACTTATTATCAGTTTAGTAACAATCTTCACGCGTATGTAGAAACCTTACAAAAGTTAGATAATTTGCAACCAGAATATGAGCCATATCTTACTATAGCAGACGATGGGTTAAGCTATGCCCCTCCACCATTAATAGATAACCCTGCTACTTTTGATAGTGATTTAAGCGATTGGTTTAAAAAATGGGGTGGGGATAACAGTGCTAACAAAACAAGATTTGAATATAATGACAAAGTTGAAGATACAGGTGCGATAAATGATTACCTGAATACAACAGCAACACCCATGATTAAGTCTTGGAAGGCGTGGAAAAATGCAATTAGTCCTACAGGAAAACCACACAATGAAGATACGAATAAACTTTTTATGGATGAAGCAATAATTGAGGCAACAACAATTAACGATGCGGCATGGCGTAAGGCGTGTCTTGAATGGTTAGAGAGGAGAACATAATGCGTGTTGAGTCAGATAAAATTGAGTATAACTACAGTGAAATGATTACAATCGTAGAAAAAGTAGCACAAGTAGATGTTACAAAGCTACACAAGGCAGAGCAGAGTTACGGAAACAGTTGGAAACAAAGAGGTGGCGTAGGTGCATTCATGATGCTTGCCCGAAAGTGGGACAGGCTTGAAAAGCAAGTGAATGAAAGCAACTACGACATCTTTCTTGCTGCTGAAAAAGACACTAGAGCTGAAGGTATCTTAGATGATATACAAGATTTACGCAGGTATCTTATGTTAGTTGAAGCAGAAATTATTCGGAAGGAAACAACGAATGACCAAGAGCCAGACCTCTTCCTCGAAGACAGATGCGAATGGAAAACCACACAATCTAGATGAGGTACTAATCGCCATTTGTGAGTGTGGGGCTACAAAGGAGGTTACTTTTCGCAATTTGAAAAATAAGTGGGCTAAATGTCATAAATGCAACCAACCGATGAAAGTGAAAAGTAATGCAGTTTCCTTTATTTCAACCCCCGACTGAATGGGTTATGCCTGATGGTTATCCAGATCTTAGCCATGCTAGAGAAGTAGCTATAGATTTAGAAACTAGGGATCCGAACCTTACAACAATGGGTTCAGGATGGGCTAGAAAAGATGGATATATTATAGGTATCGCTGTAGCAGTAGATGGTGATCAATGGTATTTTCCTATAAGACATGAGTTAGGATCTAATCTTGACCCCAAAACAACGATGAGGTGGTTACAAGATGTGTGTTCAAAAGATCGTGATTATATTTTTCATAACGCTCCCTATGATGTTGGGTGGCTGCTCGCAGAAGGTGTGTCTATCCAAGGAAGAATCGTGGATACAATGGTCGTTGCACCCTTGTTAGACGAAAATCGTTTTAGCTATGCGCTAAATGCCATTGGTAGAGATTATTTGCAAGAGCGTAAATCAGAAAAAGAACTACGAGAAGCAGCAGAAGCATTTGGTATCAATGCTAAAAGCGAGATGTTCAAACTTCCTGCTGCTTATGTAGGAGCTTACGCAGAACAAGATGCAGCTTTGACTCTACGTTTGTGGAAACATTTTAAAGGATTAATAATAAAAGAAGATATTGGTGATATTTTCGACTTAGAATTAAAAGTGTTGAAAACGATTATACCTATGCGACAACGTGGCGTCTGTGTAGATTTAGAAAAAGCTGAACGTATTAAAGTTGATTTAGAGCAACGTGAAAAGAAGTTACTTACCGAAATTAAAAAACAATCAGGTATAGCTGTAGAGTTGTGGGCTGCTGAGAGTGTATCAAAAGCATTTGATGCTTTAGGGTTAGAGTACAACAAAACAGAAAAAACAGGAGCACCAAGCTTTACTAAAGGATTCTTGGCAAACCATCCACACGAAATACCTAAAATGATTGTACAGGCTCGTGAGTTCAACAAAGCAAGAACTACTTTTGTAGATACAATATTAAAACACCAGATAAATGGTCGGATTCATGCTGAGCTACACCCTCTGCGTTCTGATGAGGGTGGCACAGTCACAGGCAGATTTAGTTACAGTAACCCTAATCTCCAACAAATCCCTGCTAGGCATGGCGAAATTGGTCCAATGATACGTAGCTTATTTATACCCGAACAAGACACATTATGGGGGGCGTTCGACTACTCTAGCCAAGAACCGCGCATAGTTGTGCATTACAGCAAGCTCATGGGCTTCAGAGGGGCTTCTGACTTTGCAGAACAATACAACGCAGATGCACGAACAGACTTCCACCAAATGGCAGCAGATATTGTTGGGGTTCCTCGTAAACAGGCTAAGGATATTAACCTTGGATTGTTTTATGGCATGGGGTCTAAAAAGTTGGCAGCAAGTTTAGGTTTAGAGTTTGACGATGCAAAAGAGTTGTTTGCTCAGTATCATGACAAAGTACCTTTTGTACGAGAGTTAAGTGATTACGCTGTAAACAGAGCGAGCCAAAAAGGTGTGATTCGTACTGTGCTAGGCAGACGTTGTAGGTTTGACAAATGGGAGCCAAACAAGTATGGTAGTTGGAAACCAATGACTTACCAAGAAGCTTATGCCGAACATGGTCCTGCAATCAAACGAGCGTTTACTTATAAGGCTCTCAATAAACTTATCCAGGGAAGTGCTGCCGATCAAACTAAAGCTGCGATGGTTGCTTTAGCTGAGGAAGGTATACTTCCCATGATTCAAGTACACGATGAACTAGATGTCTCCGTAGAAAGTGAAGACCAAGCTAAAAAGATTACGGAGATAATGCAAGATTGCGTCAAACTAGAAGTACCCTCCGTAGTCGACGCAGAGTTTGGACCAAATTGGGGGGAAGCAAAACAAACATTTACGGAGAAACCATGGACAAGAGGATTAAAAGACAACCACAGCGAAATGAAAACCTGACCAAGCTACACGCTCGGTTAAAAGGTGGACACGTTGTTCGGTATCATACACGACCAGAGTTAGGTGATGGGCAGAATGTAGCTGCTCATACTTGGAGGGCGATAGTTATACTTCAAACCCTTTACCCTGACGCAAGTAAAAACTGTATCCTACATTTATTATATCACGACGTAGCAGAAGCCGAGGTAGGAGATGTACCTGCTACGACTAAGTGGAACTACCCTAAAATAAATGAACTGATGGTAAACGCCGAAAGAGCTTATGAGCAGTCTATTGGCGTGGGCGACATAGTACACAAAATCACGGAAGAAGACAAGCAAATGTGTGATATTGTCGATAAATTAGAGCTTGTGTTGCATTGTTATCGTTTGATGCAGCAAGGCAACGGCATGGCAGAGGAAGTGTTTTTGCGAGGTGTGAACTATTTAAATAAGAAATATAAAAAAGAGTTGATTTTCAAACCTGCTTCTGAAATAATTAAAATATTGTGTGATGATATTTAGGAGCAGCTATGTTAATGGAAAAGGTTTTGAATGTAAAGGTTACTGTTGAGGAGTTGTTGATCATTAGACAAGCGGTGCTTTCTACATGCTCACATGACCCTCGTAAAGCCGAAGTCATTCAAAGGCTTTTTGCAAGAATAGAAACTACATTGGAGGGAGAATAATGATTGTAGGATTCACTTGTGGAACATTTGATTTAGTACACGCAGGTCATGTTTTAATGCTGCAAGAGGCAAGTGAGGTGTGTGACTATTTAATCGTAGGACTACACATAGACCCAAGCCAAGAACGTGAATGGAAAAACAAACCTGTGCAATCTATTCACGAACGGTACATTCAATTAGAAGCGATAAAATACATTGACTATATTTTACCTTATCATACTGAACACGATATGTGGGAGTTATTACAGATACTAAGAGTAAACGTGCGTATAGTAGGCGAAGAGTATAAAAACAAACCTTTAAGCGGAGAACACTTGCATGAAGAGCTAAATATAAGACTGCACTACAATAGCCGTGGACATAGGTTCTCCTCAACCGAATTACGAGAGCGAGTAAAAGGAGCAAATAAGAAAAGTCAAATGAATTAAACCATAGTATTGTAAAATACAGGCAAAATCACAGAAAGGATTTTACATGGCAGATGATGAAGGCAAGTACCGAGTAAAGCAGCAAAGAAAATATCATTATGGCAAACCGTTGCCTAGACACGGTAGCCCAAGAGACAGGGGCAATATGGATGCGTATTATGGTCGTCCACCACGCCCACACTATTTCTTAGGAAAAACACATTTATCCAAAGAAATAAGCGAAGACAATATGTCTGACCAAGAAATAAAAGAATATTACAAAGGCTACAATGAAGAGGAAGACCGCAAAGATTGGGGTGAGGAGTGAATATATTTCTACTAGACTATGACCACGAAATATGTGCTCAGTATCATTGCGATAAACATGTTGTCAAAATGCCATTAGAGTCTACCCAAATGCTCAGCACTGTTCATTGGCGACACAATGCCGAGGGACCATATTTACCTGTTCATCAAAAACATCCTTGTACTTTATGGGCAGGACAAACAGTAGAAAACTATAAATGGCTCTGGCGTCTGGGCATTGCTTTATGCAAAGAGTACACTTTCAGGTATGAAAAAACTCATGCTTGTGAAAGAGTTCTTGCCATATTGCGATGTCCCCCTGTAGAATTAACTGCAAGAGGAGTAACAAAACACCCTCAGGCTATGCCTGATGAGTACAAATCACCGACACCGTTACTTGCTTATCATAACTATTACATCGGTGAGAAAGCGAGGTTATGTACATGGAAGAAAAGAAAAGTCCCCCCATTCATGGAGAAAGTAATGTTATCCCATTCACAAGAGAAAAAAGATCCCATTCTGAGGAGAAAAACATCGTTGTAGAATCTTACGAGGTTGACGTTCTTGTCTGTTCTTTATGTGGAGATAATTCCTTTTTCTTACTCAATGAAAAAACAAGACAGATTGGTTGCTCATCGTGTGGATATTTAACAGGAACTTACTGGACACAGAAGAAAGATAATGATTTCCCTAGCTAATGTGAGGAATAAACAAGATAACAAAAGAGTTATCAATACTAACTGCTGTGTTACTATATAGTATAGACATTCCGCAGAAAGGGGATATTAATGAAGCCACAAGCAGACGCATATGTATTTAACGAGGGTAGGTCTCGTTTAATACTACATTATGCAGATATCAATGAAGCCTACATAGTATACCGCGAAGACGGTATTGATTACTACGGTGCTCCTATACAGGGGAACGTAAGAGTCCACAACCAATTTAGCGATGCCAAAGCCGATTACGACGGTAGGGTTGCAGCGATTGAACATATGGACGCATTTATAACCAATGTTGAGCAAGAAGTTGAAGAGTTGTTTGGGGGTGATGTATGATCAAAATGCAAGAACGATATATGCCTCGTTTTAAAATGGATCATGATTTACCTGTCGGTTCTTTTTGGGCACGAATGAGGTGGCACAGAAATGATGTAGATGTTTATTTCTGGTCAGAACGTGACGGCGATAGTTATATGTGCCGTCGTAGTGATGTAAACTCAGATTACTCTAGTGGGGACGCTAACCGTCTTCCATTTGATCCTGGTTTCACGACAGAAGATACCACGTTAGAACATCAAGTTGAAAGGTACAAAGAAATTATTGCGTTGACTGAAGCTTATCTACAATGGAAAGGGTTAAAGGAATATCCGAACCAAGATGCTCGTAACCACTTTAAAAAAGAAGCTGACGCTAAACATCTGGAATTAAGTCCAATTAAGGAGGTAAATTATGTTATCAGCTGATTTAAAAATGTTCACGGGAACCGAACAATGGTTTCGTCACCCACTGAGCTCTAACTTTCTTTACACTGACGGTGTAAAGTTCTTTGCAGAACACTGCGGAGGAGGTGCTTACTGGTTCCTAGATATACTAGCTACCGAGCTTGCCGACTTGCAGGAAAAAGAAGAGTTTATGTCTATCACATTAGATGTGTTCGATGACGACTCTGCAAAAATAACTGCCGACGACGGCAACGGTAATGTGCTATGGACACGTAACATAGATTTTACAGATGCTGAGGTAGGTACATGGAAATTCTTCCTTACTAACAATGTCTTACTACTACCGAGTGAGTACTGATATGTTTGAAACAGCAATCGGTTACATCATTGTTTCTTTAGTCATAGCTCTTGCTAAATCGCAGGGGGTGTTATGATAGAAACAGCACTTATGTGTCTTGCCTTGAATATATACTTTGAGGCAAGATCCGAACCCATCCAGGGACAAATAGCAATAGCAGAAGTCACTCTTAACAGGGTGGCTTCTTCAAAATATCCTAACGACGTATGCAGTGTAGTCTTGCAAGAAAGTGCGGATAGTTGTCAATTTAGTTGGTGGTGTGATGGTAAATCAGACCAACCAAGAGAACACAACTCTTTGCGAACATCCAAAGCTCTTGCTGAACTCATGTTAAACGAGGGCAGATACATTACTGTTATTGGTGATGAAGCAACACACTATCATAACAATGAAGTCTATCCTTATTGGGCAGATGACTTGCATAGAATACGACGTATCGGGAAACATATATTCTACAAGACGAAGGATAAAAACGAATGGATACGTCCTATGCCAAGACCTAAAAAGATAAATTGATATTTATCGTTAACTTTATCTTATAGTATGGTAATTATATTAACCAACCGATTACTCAAGAAAGGGGTATATCATGAACGAGAAAGAAGTACAAAATGGGTTATCTGATATTTATACTGATCCTAATAGGACTAGTGAGTATCCTGTTCCGGATATAGCAGGAAAAGTTTCTGCCGATTGTGAAAACTTAGGGCAGACGCTCCGCACACTGGCAGATGAAATTGAAAAACTGCACCGATACCAAAACAATCTTGCTAAGAAAATACCGCCTAGTGAGAGAGTAACCGAAAGGCTTACTACTGCGATAAAAGATGCCTTTCATGAAAATGAGTCTTTGCGTGATTCAATATGGCTTTTGTTTGAAGAAAACATAAAAGAGCTGATACGCAGTGTAGAAGTAGATATTGATGCACACCTTGAAGTGAACTCAGCTTCGTTGAGGGTGTAGCTATGGCAAATACCAAGACTACTCACTCTATTGCCCAAGTGCGAGCTATTATTAGCTCGTTACTTTACGCCTCTGAACGAGAGTTTCAACTAGAACATGAAGCCATTGGCGTTCCCGTGAAAGAGTTTGATGACAATCGTAGGCTAGGGGTGGTCACATTCACCCTAGCTACAATCTGTTTCAATAACCCTGACGCATTAAAAAGACTTGAAAAAAGGGTGGCAGATATCAATAGGCAAGTACATCTGTTAGAGGCTCGCCAAACAAAAGATACTAAACGTGAAGGGAGGGTTAAATGATAGAATTGATAGATAAAGTTCTAGAGCAAATTAAAAAAGATGTGGAAGCAGGTGATATAACCGCGATTGAGGTGTTGCTTGGTGAAGTATCAGAAAAAAACTTGCGTTCATTTTTATCAGAAGAGGAGAGCAAGTAATGGCATTTATAGTAAGAGCAAAGGATCTTGAACCATTTTTAAAATGGCTTGATACTTGTCCGCAACCATACAGCATAAGTTCAATGCAGACTGGGTATGTCCATGTAAAATTCTCGCTTGAACCAGAGGTGCAAACGATTCCTGCACCTGAAAAATATGGGGAGGTTAAGCATGACTAATCCTTTATTAACCTTTCATATAGAAGAACCAAACGAAGATTATTGCGGTATGTGTCAACAATTAGGCGAACCTCAGTACGGTGTTAAGATGCACCGCAGTCTACCAACTCAAGTGCATTGGGTGCGAGCCACAGCAGAAGGCTTGCCAGAAGATAAAAAATATGTCAAATTATGCTCAGATTGTTTGTATGATGCAAGCAAGTCCAAAGAAGTTGAAGCTATATTTAAGGATGGCGAACCATGGATTCCTGAGCAATCGGGTATGTTTTTCATCCGCAGTAAATTAGGAGGAACAGATGAACAAACAAACTGATAGGACACGCCCAAGTGATAAATTTGTGGCAAGAATCCTTACAGATAAAGAAAATGGGTTGACCGCAAAACAAATACAGTCTTTTCATGGGATTACACCCAATCAATATAAATACATCGTATATACGCTCGGCAAAAAATTAAATGAGAATAGTTCTAATTTTAAATCAACTAAATCTGCTCAATCGGAAGCCGTGACTGTGTTATCCGTATCAGAAGCAAAAGCTGACGTTTGGGTTCCCATGCAAAAAACAGTAGATTTTTTCTATCCCAAAAAAGAAAAGAAATCATTTTGGAAAAGACTTGTGTCAAAAATCTTTTTTTGGTATCCTAAAAAAGCATAAGCTCACCTCCCAAGTTGTATGCTCTCACTCAAAACCCCCTGATTATACCCTTTTAGTCAGGGGGTCTTTTTGTATATTATCTGGACTTTGCTATATAGGGGGAAAAGATGGATAGGACTCTTTTTGTTTTTAATGATTTGATAATATACAATATCTCACTATCCCCATATATTCAATGGGTTAGCATGGATTATGGTTCTCTGACTCCGATATCTTGATCACAATAGATCATTACTTTCGTGTCCGCGCGACTCTGAATCAGGGCTGTTTTAAAATGGCTACTTTTCTTTTTCCCTCCTATTAAGTAAACTGGTCCCATCACAACGAGAAGGAAAATGAAAATGCCTCTTGCAAAAGCCACTCACAAACCCAGTATCAATGTCGTCGCCAATCCTCGTGTAGAGAAAGGAATCACTCCGAAACAAGAAGAGTTTTGTAGAATCTACGTTTGCGAAGACGTTAGCCAAACTGAGGCTGCTGTGCGAGCAGGATATTCTGTGAAATCTGCCCACGCCATTGCATCACAATTACTCAATGGGCAAAGGTATCCTCAAGTTGTACAAAGGATAGGCGAACTCAAAAGTGAGCTATCTAAAAAATACGAGGTTAGTTTTGAAGGACATGTCAAAAAACTAGCCGAGATACGTGACGCTGCTATGACTGGAGGAAACTTTGCAGCAGCAGTCGCAGCCGAAAAGTCTAGAGGACAAGCAGCAGGGATCTATATAGATCGTAAAGAAATCCTCCATGGACGCATTGATCAAATGGACAGAGAACAGGTTATGAAAGAAATAGAGCGATTGCAAAAAGAGTTCCCTGCACTCGCAGCAGTAGCTGATGGCAATATGGTCATCGAGGGTACAACACAAAAAAAGATAACAAAAGATACTACTTGATATATTCCTGTGTTATGGTTAAGTACGATTAATTTAACCAACCCGAAGAAAGGGGTTTTGACATGACTACTAAATTTTATGAGTGGACTAAAAAGTTAGGACAACAGCATTTCTCAATGGCTGATGGCACAAGCAGGACATTGTGCGGGATGCCAATGCTCGGCAACAATTATGCTAGGGATTTATACGACGAGGACAAAACACCTTGCACGACGTGTGCTGAGCGTATGGACTTTATTGTAACAGGGGAGCTCGTAGACTAATGGCTGATGAACACATCTTAGCATGGTGCAGATTGCAAAAGAATCCCATGCCCCTAATCCAAAAGTTGTTACTCTTGAGAAAAAAAGCAAAAGCAAATGAGTAGTAAACCCGAGTCACAATTATGGTATAAACTCCGTGATGGTACTAAAGATCTAGGTGTGTTTTGGACACGCCTAGAATCATGGGCAAGTCCTGGAGTTCCTGACCTACACGGCATCGTCCAAGGTCATCCTTTTTGGTTAGAACTCAAGGTTCACAGGTTAAAGTCACTAAAGTCTATAACTCTGCGTCCACATCAAATCGCGTGGCAAACAAGATATTTTATGAATGGTGGCTCAGTTTATAACTTGGTTCATCATCCTTCTTCCCATACCCTAAATATATTTAGCGGTAAGAGAGCGATAGAGATAGCAGGAAACGGAGAATCATGGACACCTGATTGGAGTTCCCCGACACCGTACGATTGGACAGGTATCATCAATCATATTCTATCCTCAAAATCGTCCCATCACAAGGAGGAAGATCTCCACTTTTCTCCCATGATAGAGGATGAATGATTAGGATAACGGTTTGAGGATGAATGACAATGAACGATGATTCGTGGTCGGAGGATGATTGACGATGACCGATGATTCTTGAGGATTTTGTTGTCAATAAAAAAAGATTATTTAAGAGTATAAAAGACTTGCACCAGAGTTCACTATTTGTTATTCTATATATGTATCCAACGCATGGTGTGTTGGGACAGTGCTCGTAGAAAGGAGCTAATCATGGCTAATGCAGCTAAAAAGACTTCCCCTAAATCCGCCACTAAAAAAGTGGTAAAATCAGTTGAGTTAGTGGTCACTGACCAAGAGCTAACTTACGACGACATCTGGAACTTTGTACAGACTCAGGCAGGTGGCAATGAGGCGAACGTAAAAATCGTGCCTCTTGATAATGTCGACCTCAAGTCTGACGCGCCTGTTCCATTTGGTTATGGTGGACGAGCAGGTGGTGTTCGTCAAAAAATTCAAGACTGGATGCTTCGCGGTGTTGAGGGTGATATGACACTGAAAGCGGTTCTCAATAAAGCCGCTCCACTGGGACATAGTCGCAAAAAACCTGTATGTCTCCACGCACTCTTACATGGTGGTTACTCACCGTCTAGCAAATACTGGATGACACCATACGTCAAACTCGTAGTTCAAGCTTAAGGATTTGGGGACTTCGGTCCCCTTTTTCTCCCTCCCCTTTCCCGAGGATGAAAGATGATGATCCCATTCCTGAGGATGAAGACCGATATATATACATGAGTATATATATTAATCAATCTTCCTCAAGCACTCATCATTAATCATCGTTTGAAGATTCTTGAGGATTTGCATCAACAACAAAAGATAAAACAAAATACTGTTTGACATTATATTGGGTTACATTGTTTAGTATTAGTAACAATAAGGAATGAATATGTCAATCTTGATAATTGCTGTCATAATAATAGTCAGCACAATTAGTTTAATAAAAATGTAAAAAAGTTCACAAAAGGGGTTTACAACAATAGTGAACTATAGTAGAAAGAATATGTAGCCAATAAAGGTTACAGCCAATCAACCGTAGAAAGGGTTATAAAATGGCAAAAGCAAAAACAAAAACCGCAACTCAATCAGTCGCAGTAGCAACGCTACAAAATACTGGTACTCCTCTCAACTATTCTGACATCTGGGCTTTCGTTCAAGCTGAAGCAGGTGGCAACATACATAATGTTCAAGTTGTTCCACTTGACAATGTTAAGCTAGAGTCAGATCAGCCTGTACCATTTGGATACACTGGCAAAGTAGGTGGCGTCCGCGCTACTATCCAAGACTGGTTACTAAAAGGTTACGAAGGTAATCACAGTTTGTTTGCAATCCTTAACGCGGCAAAGCCTTTGGGTCACAGCACTAAGTCACCTATCTGTTTACTAGCAATGTTAAACGGAGGGTATACTCCAAGCTCTAAAGTTTACGGAACTGGTTATGTCAAATTGGTAGTTCAACCACAAGCTACTGTCTAACTAATAACGGCTAGGGGGATGGGTCCCCCTAGCCAATACTAAACTGAGCATTGACCCCTCCCCCCCTACCACCCCCCCTGAGGACGACCTCTGGTTGTGCCGTCAGGTATAACCAAGTTTTAGATATTTCTTCGAGTACCAAAAACATTTTTCATGGATAGTGAACTGTGCTCGACGGAAAGCCTAGACGACGTACCCCCTATTGTGTGTTTTGATTATAGGTTCATTGCCCTTTGAAATTTTTCGATGTATTTTGAAAATATGAGCTTTGATTTAACGAACGTGCCAGAAGAGCATTTGAAGAAGTTTGCGATTTTACTGGATCGAGCTAAGGAAATCACTGAGTCGGAGTTAGCTCGTGATGATTTTATGGCTTTTACTAAGGTTGTGTGGGAAGATTTTATAAATGGACGCCACCATAAGATAATGGCAGAGAAGTTTAATCGTTTGGCTCGTGGAGAGTTGAAACGATTAATTGTGAATATGCCACCTCGGCACACGAAATCTGAATTCGGAAGTTATTTATTACCTGCGTGGTTGATGGGACGTCGCCCTACGTTAAAGATTATGCAGACTACGCACACTGCTGAGTTGGCGTTTAGATTTGGTCGTAAGACGCGTAATTTAATGAACTCAGATGCGTATAAAAAAATTTTTGATGTAGAGTTGCGAGCGGATAGTCAGGCAGCGGGACGTTGGGAAACTTCAAAAGGCGGTGAATATTTTGCTGCGGGAGTTGGTGGTGCGGTTACTGGACGTGGTGCTGATTTGTTAATTATTGATGACCCCCATAGTGAACAAGATGCGTTAAGTCCTACGGCTATGGAACATGCTTATGAGTGGTATACGTCAGGACCACGCCAAAGGCTTCAACCAGGAGGGTCTATTGTGATTATTATGACCCGATGGGCAGAAAACGATTTAACAGGTAAGTTGTTGAAACAGCAGGGGCGAGATGTTTTAGCTGATAAGTGGGAGGTTGTGGAGTTTCCTGCGTTGATGCCAGAGACTAATGAGCCGTTGTGGGGTGAGTATTGGAAAAAGGAAGATTTACTTTCTGTAAAGGGCAGTTTATCAGTAGGTAAGTGGGAAGCTCAGTGGCAGCAGAACCCGACGAGTGAGCAGTCAGCTATATTAAAGCGTGATTGGTGGAAGCGTTGGGAGAAAAAAGAGTTGCCACCTTTGGAGTATGTGATGCAGAGTTATGATACTGCGTATAGTAAACAAACGACTGCTGATTATAGTGCGATAACTACATGGGGTGTATTTTACCCTACGGAGGGAGGACCACCAAACATTATTCTTGTAGATGCCCAACGTGGACGATGGGATTTTCCTGATTTGCGTAGGCGAGCGTTGGAAGAATATAAGTATTGGGATCCTGAATGTGTGTTAATTGAGGCGAAAGCGAGTGGTATGCCATTGACCCAAGAGTTGCGAACTATGGGTATTCCAGTGCAGAATTATAGCCCGAGTAGAGGAAATGATAAATTCACTCGTGTGAATTCAGTTGCACCTTTACTTGAAAGTGGGTTAGTATGGGCTCCAGATACTCGATGGGCAGAAGAAGTTGTTGAAGAGTGTGCTGCTTTTCCTGCAGGAGAGCATGATGATTATGTTGATACGGTTACGCAAGCGTTACGCAGATTTAGAGAGGGCGGTTTTATTCAACACCCAGAAGATTATGAGGAAGAGGATACTGCCCCTAAAATAAGGAATTATTATTAATGGCACAAACCCCACGACCAAGCAATATTGATAGAGCTTTAGTACAAGCCCCGAATGATTTCTTAAGTGTAGAAGAAGAGGATCTTGCTCAACAAGAAGATAATTTTTTAAATGTCGAGGTTGTTGAGAATGATGAAGGTGCTGAAGTAAGTTTTGGCGAAGATGAAGTTACGTTTGGTGGTGAGCCAAAAAATTTCTATGATAATTTAGCCCCTATGGTTTCCGATGCTACGTTGACAGGTGTAGCCAGTTATGTAATAGATTCTGTAGAAGACGACCGTAATAGCCGAGATGATTGGGAAGATACCTATGTGAAGGGTTTAGATTTGCTTGGTATGCGGTATGAATCCCGTACAGAACCGTTTGATGGTGCTACTGGAGTTATCCACCCATTGCTAAATGAGGCTGTTACGCAGTTTCAATCGCAAGCTTATAAAGAGATGTTGCCAAGTTCAGGACCTGTGCGAGCAAATATTGTGGGTACACCTACCCCAGATGCGGAACAACAAGCTCAACGTGTTCAAGATTACATGAATTACCAAATAATGTATGAAATGGAAGAGTATGAGCCTGAGTTTGACCAGATGTTGTATTATCTTGGTTTGGCAGGAAGTGCGTTTAAGAAGGTATATCGTGATCAGGCGTTGGATAGACCAGTAAGTAAGTTTATTCCTGCGGAAGATGTGCTTGTACCTTACGTTGCTACAGATTTAAAAACTGCTGAACGTGTTACTCATGTGATAAAAATGTCTAAAAATGAGTTACGCAAGATGCAAGTGTCGGGTGTTTACCTTGATATGCAAGGTAAAGGTAGTACAAATGAAGGTTATGGGTCAAGTAGTGATTCAATTACCGATGCTTATGATGATATTGAGGGCAGATCACCGTCTGGCACTGATGAACAGTTTACATTATATGAGTGCCATTGTTTCTTGGATCTCGAAGATTACCCTGATGTTGATGCAACAGGTGAAGAGACAGGTATAAAACTGCCTTATATTGTAACTGTTTGTTTAGATACGAACGAAGTTTTGGCAATTAGGCGTAATTTTGCCCCAAATGACCCTAAAAAAGATAAAATCCCACATTTTGTGCAGTATAAATTTACTCCAGGATTAGGTTTTTATGGTTTTGGCTTAATTCACTTGCTTGGGAACTTATCTCGCACCGCTACAGCTAATTTACGGCAGTTAATTGATGCAGGTACGTTGAGTAATATGCCAGCAGGATTTAAAGCGAGAGGGTTACGCATTGCAGATGAGGCAAACCCATTAGCTCCTGGAGAATTTAGAGATGTAGATGTTCCTGGAGGTGATTTAAAGGCTTCTTTAATGCCGTTACCTTATAAAGAACCTTCTGGGACGTTATTTCAATTGATGGGATTTGTAGTAGAGGCAGCGCAACGGTTTATCGGGACAACCGATATGGGCATGGGGCAGGGTAATACAGAGATGCCTGTCGGTACTACTATTGCATTATTG